GGTCTTCTGATTGGGCCCGAGCGCCATCATCGCGCGCCGCGGCAGGCGCATGCCGGCGCGCGGCCGGTTGCTCTGGTGGAATTTTGAATATTCGGCCGTGTTGTAGACGACCGCCTGGTCCGTCGAGACGATCGACTGGAAGCTGTTCTGCATGCGCCCGGTGCGGATGAGTGGCCCCGACAAATAGCCGAGGCGGGCCTTCTCCGCGACCGTAGCCGGCGAGAGGCGCTTCCAACGCTCCCCGATGGCCTGTCCCTGGGTGGCGAACACGTCCTTGGAGAACGTGCGCTTCAGGTACTGCGCGGACGAGCCGAAGGGCTGCCGGAAGTCGCTCAGGGATTTTCCCACGCCGATGAGCACGCGGGAGAGCTGCTTGTCGCCTTCGATATTCCATTCGAGCTGGAGGTTCGCCATGCAGTGCTAGTAGCGGTCGGCCATCGAGAACGCAGCCTCGTCCGTGTCCTCGCTGTCCGGATAGCCGCCGAGCAGCGTGTCCGCTGCCGCGACGCGGCCGAGCTCGGTCCCGTCCGCGCCCAGAAGGAGCTGCGTGCCGCCCTGGATCGCCTTGAGCAGCGCGCGCGCCTCGCCGAGCCACTTAACGCCCTGGCTGTCCGCGCCGAACTCCTCGTAGTCGATGTAGCCGGCCGCCAGGAGCTCGCAAATATACGAGAGGAGGGGCGGGACCTCGGACAGCGGCAGAGAGTAGCGCGAGCCGATGGCGCTGTTGATCTCGTTCTCCGCCTGCTTGCGTTTCATCTCCAAGCGGAAGTCGGAGTACAGCGGGTTGCCGGCGAGGCCGGCGTGCTTTCGGATGGCCCAGAGCGAGGCGTAGCGCGCGCTCTCGTCCGCCGCGGATGCTTGGGAATCCCCGAGAGCGGTCTCCTCGTTGGTCTCGGAGTTGTAATAGGTGGCCTTGAAATGCGTCGCAGTGTCGCCGGTGTATTCCAGGACCGTGCCCTGCGGGTCGTCGACCTGGATATCCTTGGGGCTGCCGTCCGCAGTCAGCTCTACGTAAACGCCATCCGCGCTGGTAGAGCCGTAGAACTTGCGCTGGTTGTAGCGGTAGACCGTGACCGGCTCGCCTTTCTGGTGGTTGAATTTGAGCGATGCGACGCGAACGCTCGTGTCGCTGGCGACCGCCTGGTTGATCTGCTGCAGCTCCGCGAGCTCGCTGCCTTCCTGCCCTATGGCGATGAAATAGTCGGCGGCGAGCCCGTCGGCGTTCTCGAGCGTCAGGGTGACGTTGGTGCCCGCGGCGGCGTCTGCGGCGAGGCGCGTGCGCTCCGCCTTTATGGAGGGCTCCGTCGGCGCGAAGAGGCTTCTCATACGACTGAGTGTATCACGCGCGTTTCGAGGGCGAGCGGGTCCTGGGGAATGGAGGCGAGCGCGAGCGCGCCCGGCGCGCGCGTCACTAAGACGAGGCGGGGAAGGGCGCTCCCGGTGGAAGGGGGCCTTATGAGCGCGGCCAAGCCGCCGAGCGCCGCGCTGCCGTATGTGCCGCCGCCTATCATGCGGCCATTATGGCACGGAGCCGGCCCCTACTTCGGCATGGCGAAGAAGAAGCTGCCAGGAGCGCCCCCTCCGCCCGCGTTGTCGTAAATAGTAACCAAGCCGCACGCGTACGCTCTCGAAGTCGGCCATGTGAAGCCCGCGGCCTGCACGCCGGTCGAAGATACGACCTTGCTCTGCATGCCTATGTTCGCGTTGGTGACGAGCGCGGCATCGCCGTTGGAATAGCCGGTGCCCGCCGTGAAGCTGGCCTCCGTGGAGTTCATGACGCACGCGGCGATGACCAGCTCCGCGGCTACGGTGGTCGCGGCCGAGTTTCCCGTCGCGGGCGTCGCCGAGGTGCCGTTGGCTCCCTTCGACTGGTCCGCCGCCGGCGTGCCCGTGAATCCCGACCACTCCTGGAACACCACTCCCGAGTTGTTCGACGACGCCGCGTTGTAGGATGGCGTGAGCGTAAGCCCCGTGCCGCCGGTCGTGACCTTCGCGGCCCAGATGGAGAACGAGCGGGACGCGCCGACCTGCTCGAATATTTTGGAGTAGGTGTTTCCCTTGCTGTCGGCGACTCCCGTGATCTGTCCCGCATTGTTGCCGTCGGAGGAGACGCACGCGAAAATCGCGTTGCCTACCGTGACCGAGGAGCCGAACGCCGACGTGGTGTAGCTGCCGGTGCCGGCGGTAGAGGAGCCTTTCTGCGATTGGACGAAAGCAAGGGCCATAGGTTAGCCGGAGGCCATGCACCTCCACTTAGAGGTCACGGAATTGTACTTGAAGAGGCAGTCGAGCCGCGCCGTGCCGCTGGTCGTCGTGGGCAGGGCCGCGGGCCCGGCCTCGAAGCTCGATCCCAGGGCGATGGCGCGTGTCGCGGTGCCGGTGATGGCGATATGGAGGAGCTGGCCCGGCTCCGGCGTGCCCGTGACCGTCGCGGACGTGATGGCGGCGGCGAGCGCGGTGATGGCGTAGGTATCGACCGCGTTGCAGTTGATGGACGGCGTGGCGCTTGACGCCGTGCTGGCGAAGCGCGTGTGGCCCGGCTTGTACCACGCGCCCGCGGCGTTGATCGAATACGGCGCGTTAGCGCCCGAGAAGTCGCAGTCTATCTCCGTAACGGAAGAGCCTGCGTCTATCGCGAGGCCCGTGGTGCCGGACACGTTCGAGTTCACCTGGTAGCCGACGATCGTGATGCCCGTCGAGGTGCCCGTCGCGTAGACGTAGGTGCCAGTCTTTCCCTGGAAGCCGTAGTTGTTGTAGATGCCCACCTGCGTCGCCGCGTTGAGCTTGATGCCGTTGGTGAGCGTCACCGTGCCGTTAAGCTCGATGCCGCACCCGATCAGGGAGACGCAGTTGGACGTGTCGATGAGATAGGCGGGGCCTGCGGAGTTCACTCCGTAATCCACCGCGCAGCCGTTGAACGTCATGTACGTGTTGTCGAGCGTCTTGAAGCCGACCACCCCGTTGGTGCTCATGTTCGCGTAGCAGTTCGATACGACCACGGACGTGGATACCGAGCTGAAGTCGCCGCTTACCGCGCCGTTCCATAGGAACCCGTTGGCGCACGAGTTGGCCTGGCAGTTCTGCACCGTCGAGGTGATCATCGACTCGAAGTTGAAGCCCCACTTGCCGGAGCCCTGGAAGTTGATGGCGCTGACGTTCCTAATCTCCCACTGCTGGAAGCTGGGGCCGTCGGCGGCCTGCTGCGCCAGGTAGATGCCGTTGCCCGAGTTGGTGAGGGTGGCCGTGCCCCACGCCACCGCGAGGTCGAGGATGCGGTTGTTGAGCGCCTGGGCGCCGTTCGCCGCGTCGTTGAGCCCCTTGATGACGTCCACGCCGGTAGTGGTCTGGACGATCTGCGTCCCGTTTATCCCGTCCGCTCCCACGCCCCGGAGGGTGATGTTGGAATACGGGATGATGGTGGGGGTCGCGCCCGAATAGAGCTTGAGGGGGTTCGTGACGAGCTTGTAGGTGCCCTTGGGGAACCACACGACGCCGCCGCCCGCGGTATTGGCCGCGTCTATGGCCGACTGGATGGCCGCCGTGTCGTCGGTCGAGCCGTTGCCGACCGCGCCGTACGCCTTCACATCGAAGACGATCTCGCCCTTGTCGAGGAGCTTGCCCGCGTTGAAGGTCTTGGCCCCCGTGACGGTCTGGGCGGATGCGAGGACCATGTCGCCGCTTCCCCCGCCGCCCGCAGGGGTCGTGTACGTCCCGTCCTGAGAGAGGTAGAGGGTGGCTGTGCCGCCGGTAGCGAGCGTGACGCCGTTCACGGACTTGTTGGTGAGCGCCTGGGTGCCGCTAACCGTCGCGACATCAACGCCGTTGGCGCGGACCGTCCCAGCGCCCTGGGAGGTGAGGTTGAGGTAGACGTCGGTATCCGCGAGGGACTCCGCGCCGAGCACCGTTGCCTGTCCCGCAGAGCCGGCGCGGAGGGTGAGGTAGTTGACCGCGGACGCGTTCGGCGTGAGCCCTATTATCTTCACGCCGCCCGAGTCCTTGATCCCGTCGATCAGGGGAGCGGTGAGCACGGGGGCGGTAAGGGTCTTGCCGGTAAGCGTTTGGGTGTTCGTCGTGCCGACGACAGCCCCGGTAGCCCCGTGCGCGGCCGTGAGCGCCGCGTGGACGGCGACTGCGCCCGCAGCTTCATAGAGCGCGTCGAAATACGCTTTCAGCGTCGCTTTGACGTTGGCCCAGGTTACCTTCTTGAGAACGTTGGAGGCCGCGCTGTCCACCAAGGGCAGCTCGTCCGCATCTATCGGCGTGGTCTTCCCGGTAGCCGCGTGCGTGCCGGGCGCGATGACGGTGACGTTCGCCGTGCCGTCGAAGGACTGGCCGTCTATATTCCGCGCCGTCTGGAGCGCCGTAGCCGTCCCCGCGTTGCCTGTAACGGAGGTCTGATCGCCCGTGTTGGTGCCGGAAGTGCTTGAAAGCTTCGTGCGCTCGGCCGAGGTGAGAAACAGGTGCGTCGCCCCTTCCGTCACGTCGTCGGAATCGTCTGAGGATTTGATGAAAGCTCCCGCGGCGGCTACGTTCGCCGCATCCGTTACGTCCGCTAGCGCTTCGATGCCCGCGAGCTTTGTCTTCTCCGTAACCGTGTAATTCTTGTTGGTCGTGCCGTCGGCCATGTTGTCCTGGTCGAATGCGTCGGCCGCTATGCCGTTGGGATCGTAGGTGGACGCCTCCATGTCGCCCGCGCCCGTGGGCGTGCCCCACGACGCGGCTGAGCCGTCGGTGGTCAGGAATTTGCCGCTGTTGCCCGTCTGCGCGGGCAGGAGGTTGTCTATGCCGGGAGTGTTTGAGAGGTCGCCGTAGTCGCCCGACGTGGCTACCGCGGCAAGGTCGCCGGGCTGGGTCGCGCTGTCCGCTAGATCGAGCGAGGCGTTGACGGACGCGTCGAGCTTAGCTTCGTCGATGGAGCCTGCTTTCAAGGAGGCGGTGATCGAGGGCGTGGCGTCCGAGTACGTGAAGCCGATCTCGCTGCTGTCGGCGAGTATCGAGCCTACTGCATCCTGCGCGAGCTCGTCGTCGTACGGCGGGGGGATGCTCGGCGTGTCGCTGAGGTCGTTGTAGGAGCCGCTGGTGGCTACGGCCGCGAGCCCCGCGGCGGTGGCGTAGATCGCGTCGAAGTAGGATTTGAGCGCGGCTTTGGCGTTTCCCCACGTGAGCTTCTTGAGGGCGTTCGAAGCCTCGCTGTCGATGAGTGGGAGCGCGTCCGCATCGGCGGGCGAGGGTTTCCCCGAGGCGCCATGGATCGATGATCCTACGTTGCCGGCGTCCGTGACGTCCGCGCCGGCCTCAACCGCATCGAGCTTGGACTCGTCCGCGATGAGGAAGGACGCCGTCGTCGCCGCCAGCACCGCCGAATTGCCGTGGCTGTGCCTCGCAGCGGTGTTGGCGGCCACGTCGGCATTGTTCGAAACCTCGGCGTCGAAATCAG